GGTTCGTATCAAGTCCGCGTTGTGAGGGGTTGACATGCCTGGAGCACTAGACAAGGTTTTCAAAGAAGCAGCTAAGGCAATCGTTGCGGACCTTGGCGACGGCCTAGACACCAAGATTGACTACACCCGCAAATTCGATGGGACGTATGACACGGCTAAGGGTACGTTCACGACATTTGACCGTCCGTACTTCAACCTAAAGTGCCCGATTGAGTTTGTGCGATCAGAGGAAGAAGAAGGACGTGAGGAGCGCAAAGCTCGTGTCTACATTTCGCCTGATCAAATCGGGGGCAATCAACCTACGTTCCAGGATGAGGTGACGTTGAAATTTGCTGGTGCGGACCGTTCGGCTCAAATTACCGATATTGAGACGTTTCGTGGCGGTCAAGAGTACCTGTATATCTTGCTGGTGAGGTTCTAGTGGCTAAAAAAGACCTAGAAAAGCAAGTAGAGGAAGATCTAGAGGCATACCTGACTACAGGTTTTAACAACCTGTTGGACGGCATAATGCTGGAACTTGGTAGAGAGGGGGCAAGTGAAGATGAAATAGCCAGCCCCGTCTACACAGGATTTTTTGCATCGAGCTGGAAAGTATCCAACACACCACCAAGAGCAGTGGACAAAATAAGATCACCATGGAGTGAAATACGAGAAGCTAAGTCTAAAGACCGTAATAACGGTGAGTACAAAATTAAACCGCGTTTTTACCCTTTTAATAGAACATTTAAGTACAATAAAATGACTTATATCGGAAACACAGCAGAGTATGCAGTGTGGGCACTAGAAAGAGGAAAAATACAGCAGTTTATCCAGGGGCAAAAACTTAAAAATCTCATAAAAGACAACTTTAACGAGAAGAAGATGCGTATTGCGCTAGCGACAGAGAAGCGTAAAGGTTACTTTGGCAGCACTGCCGGTAAAGTTTATGTGGGCTATAAGGATCTTGAGTCATGACACTCGTAAACGCTCGCGCTGCTTTTGAAAAAGCAGTTACAGACGCCGTAGCAGCAGCCGACAACACGGTTCTCATGGTCTACGACAACGTTGCTTTTACAACGCCAGGCAAAACCAAAAAATATATTTTGATGACTGTCAGCTTCGGCCAGTCCACGCTCCAAAACCAAGGAGCCGCCCAGGACTACTACGCGGGCACGATCCAGTGCAACGTCTATGTGCCCAAATCTGCTGGTACGGCAGTGCTTTCAGCAATCAGTGAATCAGTCATCGACGGTTTAACTTCAGTCAATGCCAGCGACTACACTGATACGTTCAGCAGTAAACCCAGAGTTTTAGACATTGTTGGTCCTACTTCATTAAATATTCAAGATCGTTCTCACTTTATTGGGGTGATTTCTTGCCAATTCACTGCCACGGCGTAGTATTCTATCGGTAGCACAAACACACTCTATGCGGGCTGCAGAGCTTCTTCGCAACAAATTTGGCGTTAGTCAGCTGTATAAGCACGAAGTCAAGGTCGATGGAGAAGTTGTCCTGGAGGTGTTTTGGCATCCATTGACTATTGCAGAGCGAGAGTCAATCCAAAAAAACGTGGGTTCTGACGATGCCTCAGACTTTGCTTTTGGTTTGATGCTGCGAAAAGCTCTTGACGAAGATGGTAAGCGTCTTTTCCAAGACGGCGAAAAAGCAGTGCTCAAGAACTCCGTTGAGGCTTCTGTTCTTCAAGAAATCCAGCTGGCTATGCTGACTTCTGGAACAGAGAACAAAGTGGAGGAAGCGAAAGCCGACTTGAAAAGCTAACGGCGACTGGTTTTTCCTCTTTTTTCTGGCCCAAGAACTAAAGATGACAGTCGCTCAACTCACAGAGCGGCTTACTCAAGAGGAGCTAACGTCTTGGGCTGCTTATTTTGAGATTCGTAATGAGCAGGAGGAGAAAGCTCTTGATCAGGCCAAGGCTCAGGGTAAAGCTATGAGCGGCAGAGCGCGGTAGACTGGAAAAGATGCTGGTGCGTCTTAGTGCATGGATTATTCCCTAAGAATTGCTGCCATCATCGAAGGACGGGAAAAGGTCAAGCAGCTTACGTCTGACGTAAAACAGCTTAGACAAGAAGCAGACCGGGTAAAACAGCTAGATATAAAAGGGGTTTTTGAAAGCCCCGAGGGCATTCGAGCATTAAAAGAACGACGACGTATAAGCGGAGAAATCGTAGATAGCGTAGACAAAACAATACAACTGGAGAAAACGAACACAGAACAAACGCGCAAGAAACTCCTGCAACAAATTAAATTAAACTCCGCTATACGTTTATTCGAGCGTAGACAAAAGCAAACGTTCAGCACCGGGGCTAGAGACCTAAAGCAGTATTCAGGGGCAATAGCGGACATTGAAGAAGCTTTTTCCTTCTTTAAAAAAGAAGGGGATACCTCAGGTATAAAAGCGTTAGCAGAAGAACTGGGGCGTATAAACGAGCAACAGCGTGAAACAACTAGACAAACAGGGCAGCAGCAACTATCAACAGCAAAGGTAGTTGATTTTCAAAAACAGATAAATAAATTTAAGGCTGCCGGTCTAGACACATCAAAAGCGCAACGAGCGCTAGATAACTTTGCGACTGTAGCAGGAACTAAACAAGTAGGTTTGTCTTCAACAAAAGAGAAATTACTTCAACGTAGAATACGCTCCTTAAAAGAAGAAACTGCTGAGCTAAATAAACAAGCTGCTATAGAAAAAAGTAGGATCGCTGCTCAACGGTCCAGATTTGGCACAGCGGTAAGCAGTGCCATGATTGGCGGTGGCTTTCCTATGTTGTTTGGGCAGGGCGGAGCAACTGCTGCTGGTGGTGCCATCGGCGGTTTTGCTGGCGGCCTTATGGGCGGTGCATTTGGCTTTGCTTTTTCCATCGTTGGTTCTGCTATTGGTCAAGCAGTCGAAGAGTCTGAAAAGTTTAATGAATCACTGGCAGAAGTAAACGCTAAGGCTACAGCTCTTGGGCTAACAAGTAAAGCTACCGCCAAAGACATCGAAAATCTTGCGAAGCAACTAGGAACAACCAAAGATGAAGCGCTAGAAATCGTCGGAGCGTTTTCTGCTTTTGAAAGTTTTGCGGATAAAAAAGCGCTTGTAGCAATTTTTGGGGACGATGCAGGTGCTTTTAATCGTTTAGCTACTGTAAAAACAGAGTTTGATCTTGCTAAACAAATTTTTGACACGAGAGATGACATAGGAAATCTTGAAGCGACAAGATTGATAAATATGCTTAAAATTACTGACGCCTCAACGGTTGAATTAGCGTTTGCCGAGGCGCGTTTGCAAGCTGAGCACGATATTTCGGTTGAAAAAGCAAGGCAAATTACTCTTATGGATAGAGCTCAAGCCGTTGGAGCAGTGTTTGCCGCAGCTGGCCCTGGCGGATTGCTAACGTTCTTAACGGAACAGGGTGACGACTTTATAGAAAAGTTTGGAGAAGACCGAGTTAAAGAACTGGAAGACAATTTTGTAAAAAACAGAGACAAGTTTCTAGCAACACTTAAAAAATTACTTGCAGATAGAAGAAACTTGCTTGCAGATGTTGCTTCCTTCGACCCAGGCAAGGATCCTACAACCGCAGAATTTGGAGAATCGATAGAACAACGCCTGCGAAAACAGCTTGCTCAATATGAACAAATTGACCCCTTTGTTCGCAAACGCGCAGTAGTAGAAGCAGACCACCTAGTTACTTTAGAAAAAATTGCGAAAGTCAAAGACGAAGTAAAACGAAAAGACTTAGAAATTCTTGCCGGACAAGTAAAACAAGCACGGCTTGACGATATTAAAGCCCAAAAAGCAGAAAAAGCGCTTAGAGACAGCCTAAATGCTGCCAAAACATTAGCAAGTCTTGAGATAAGGCTTGCAACAGCGCAGGCAAATCTTCCTGGGGCGTTTCCCGGCCCATTCGGCGGTTCTCAAAGAACAGCGGCCTTAGGTCAACAAAGAATTGATTTTGAGCTGCAACAAAGAAATTTTGAAATTGAAGACGCAGTTACACGGGGTTTGACAAAGAGAGCTGACAAGCTAAAGGCATCTCGTGATCAGTATGAGTTGTATGAAACGCAAATTCTCAACGCCACTGTTGCTCAACAAGAATTTAATGAGGCGCTTGCTTTAACTCAACCCGTTACTGACAGCCTGTTTGACAGCTTGATGGCTGTTGCTGAGGGAACAAAGAGCGCACAGGAAGCGTTTGCAGATTTCCTTCGCAGCATTGCGTCAATATTGATGGATGCAGCCAAACAGATGATTGCGACGTATATCGCAATCGGCGTTGCTCGCATGTTTGCGGGTATGCCCCCAAAATCTGCACCCGCTCCAGACATTCAGTCAGGTGCTGGGTTCGGCCTAGGCAATCAAATCATGGTTGGCGGCATGAGAACTGCTGCTAGCGGCAAAGGAGCACTGATGAATCAACCATACTTAGTTGGGGAACGCGGTCCTGAGTTGTTTGTTCCAAAAAATAATGGGACTATTGTTCCTAATCATCAAATGGGGGCTGGCGCTAACGTGACGGTGAACGTGGATGCTTCTGGTTCGTCTGTCGAAGGCGATTCTGATCAAGCCGCACAACTTGGCAAGATGCTTGGCGCTGCAGTGCAGGCTGAGCTAGTTAAACAAAAACGTCCTGGTGGTCTCCTCGCACGCTGATGGCTACTTTTCCGTCAATCACGCCGACTTACGGCATCCAAAAGAGAAGCGCACCAAACGTCAGAACGGTGCGTTTCGGAGACGGATTTGAAAAACGTCTGAGCTTTGGCCTAAATCAAAACCCCAAAGTTTACAACCTGACGTTTGAGGTGTCAGAGACTGACGCCGACACCATCGAGACATTTTTAGATGCTCGTGCAGACGATAACGCCGCATTCGATTTCACCCCGCCTGGCGAAGCAGATGAGGCCAAGTTTGTCTGCGAGGAGTGGAACAAGTCGATTCCATACTTGAATCGCGCCACAATCCAAGCAACGTTTCGCCAAGTCTTTGAACCGTAATGGCAGTAGCAGCCTGGGCAGCTAGTACCGCATTTTCTGTTGGCGACATTCGATGCGCCAGCACTGAACAGGCATCTGGCTTGTTTTTTCGGTGTACCACTGCTGGAACGTCAGCAGCAACAGAGCCTAATTGGCCGAACAACGTAGGCGATACGGTCACTGACAACACTTGTATATGGACAGGCATCGCATCGGCTTATGAAGATCTTGTCGCGATTAATCCCAGCGCAATTATTGAGCTATTTCAACTAAGACTCGATTCAACGTTGCACGGCAGCAATGATGTTTACCGCTTTCATGCTGGGGCTAATGCTGACGTTGACGGCAACATTGTTTTTGATGGTGCAGCCTACAGTCGCATTCCGCTTAAAGCTGATGGTTTTGAGTACACGAATACTGGCACGTTGCCCCGGCCAACACTGACTATTAGCAACCTCAGCAGCACTATCAGCGCGTTGTTGTTGTTTGTCAACGCGACAACCGCAGGCAATGACCTTGGTGGAGCGGAGGTTCGCAGAATTAGGACACTGAAAAAATATCTTGACGGCGAGAGCGCAGCAGACCCTAATGCTCAATTCCCGCAGGAACGTTGGTTTATTGATCGAAAATCCAGCGAAACACGGGACAGCGTGACGTTTGAGTTGGCGAGCAAGTTTGATTTGGCAGGTCAAAAGATTCCAAAGCGCCAGATCATCGCCAACATCTGCCAGTGGAAGTACCGCAGCAGCGAATGCAGCTACACCGGCACTGATTACTACGACGTGAACGGCAACGAGGTCAGCACTGAAGCGCAGGATGTTTGTGGC